AGGGCATATTTTAGCCATTAAATTTTAAGCCGACTCCTGAACGGTCTGCACTACGGATTGCCAAACGAGGTCTCCGTGTGGGCATACTTGTGGACGTAGCTGTAGGTTTTTTCTTACGCTTATTAGCGGGTCGGAGCTTGTTGGGCAGAGTACGAGCTAAGGCTCTGTTACCTGTACGCTCAGCGGCAGTATATAAACCACCGCTTCTTGCCATTCCTTTTAATCCTTCAATTGTTGCAAACATCTTATTTCTTTCCGTACTTAATTTTTAGTCCTTTGCGTTTAGCGGAGGCTTTAGCTGTAGCCATTCCTTTAGGAGTGTAGGGGTATTCTTTTTTACCAACTTTAGGCATTTTTCTTAATAGTTAAGGGTTTACGTTTGTTTTTCTTGTTCTTACATTTATCACATCCACACATAGCTAGCACCTCCATTTACGTAGGGCTAACGCTTTGCGAGTAGGGCGTCCCTTGGAATCCTTCATCGGTCCCTTGACGCCACTCATACGAGCACAAAAAGACTTACGACGTGCGGCACTCTTACCCTTCGGGTTTTTCTCCGTCACGGGGCGTTTAAGATTAGAACCCGTCTTACGGTTATAATAGTCTCTTCCCTTTTGAGAGAGACCCCCTGATGGGTTCTTATGCTCTTTACGCATACTTACGCCTTGTCGTTTAGCCATATTTATTTAACTTGTGATGATCCAAAATAGAAGCCGATGATTGCAAGCATAGCTTGTCGGACTTCAGGTAAAAGTACGAAACCGTCGAGTGACTGCCATCCAGACACTCCTAGTCCCAGAAACCCCAGCAAGCCACCCAAGCCATCCTTCTGGACGGTTATGGGTGTACTTGTGAGGGAAAGGATAAAAGGAGCGACGATGACGGCGAATAGAACAAACATAACAAAGACCCGTCGAATCCAAACACCACCACGAGAAGCCGCTCTGTCGGCAGAGGCGTCAACGACGTCCTGCTTCTTGAGCATCGCATCTAGGTGTCCTGCTTGGGCTTGTGCTTGGGCGGCAATCAGCTTCATGATAAAGCCTGAAACACCACCACCGAGCATTGCTATTAGTTCTACACTCATATTAGTCCCTTATTAAAAAGCGGTTGTTACAGCAAGGCGATTCTCGACAGTCTGACGATAAGCGGGGTCATTCTGGTATCGAGCATCTTTCATTGCTTCGGTTACTTGGGCGGCTGAAGCGAAGGGCTTAACAGCGTTCCCTGCTGTTCCACCTTGTGAAAGTACAGGGGCTTTGCCTCCAGCGGCTACGAATCGTGCAAACATACCTTGTACAGCCATCTTTGCTTGTTCTACGGTTCCGTTACTGACGACGTCGTCGAACGCATCAATGTCAGTATCGGTAAGGTTTTCCATAGCCCATTCGGTCATAGCTTCATATTGTCCTTCACCACCAATGGAATCTTTTACGGTGGCTACTTCAGTCGACACGAGAGCGGTCTGTCCAGCAATATAGGACTCCACGAAGTTCCGAGGGATACCTGCGGTTTCAAGGTTGTCGAGGAGTTCATCAGAAATATCACCGTTCTCGGCAAAGTACTCCTGTGCTTGCTCAATCGCTGAAGAAGTGTTGGAGGTGATTTCCTCTGTAATCTCAGACTCGTCGACCTTGGTCTGTTTCTTGGGCTTTGAGCTTTGTTTCTTTTGAAGCTCGTTGTAAGCCTTAGCCAAGTCTTCAGGGGATTCAAACTTCTCATCCAGCCACTCAGGGCGTTCTGGAGTTTCCTCTTGGACTTCCTCTGCTTGTTTCTCAGCTAGTTTGCCAGCTTGCTCTTGAAGCTCTGCTTGCTGTTCGAGGGTGATATTCTCCTCCTCGGTGTTTTCGTTTATCTGTACTTGATGTAGTTCAGCCATGTTATACCTCGCCTTGTTGTTTTTGTTGTTGTATTGATTGGTCAGACATCGCCTTTATACCTGACGGTCCCAATTGTTGAACCATCTGGGCTTGCATTGCCTGTTGAGATTCTTGAGCCAGTTGCTCTTCGGACTTCACGAGACCTGCGGTTTTGATACCGAGGCTCGTAGCACGTCGTTTGAGATATTCGGAGGGGTTGATATACTGTTGTACAACCTGTGGTCCAAACATTTGAGCCACACCTCCTAAGAACATATCGAGCTTCTGAAGGTCGTTACCACGTCCGAGGGCTTCTACACCTGTAATGATAACAGGGTTGATAACATCCTTCGGAATTTTGGGGAGCTTCTTCTTCTTGTTCATGATGTCCATGAGTCGGTTGACCATCGGCATCGACAACTCGGTGCTGAACAAACTGTAGACACCACCAAGGGCATTCTCCAGTTCCATACTCAGCATCCGTATCTCCTCTGCGGTAACACGTTCAGCGTTACGGACAGTACCACTAGTCAATAGGAAGGCTTGACCAAGGCGTTCCTTGATTGCTTCCATCGTTGATTGTGCTACTCTAAAGTCATTGTGTTTCTGTACCTGTAGGACGGAGACGTCGCTAGCGTTACCCTGCACGATTGCTCCGTTAGGACTCTCGGCTAACGAACGAGCACGAGTAGTTCCGTTGGGGTTGACCATGAAGAGAACCTTAGCACTTGCACTAGAGCCTTCCACGATAGCACGGGTAAGACCTTCAAGTGACTGGATGTCACCAAGGTATTCCTCTACGTATCCACGTCCATACGATTCACCGTCAATACGAGTGAAACGAAGGGCGATGTAGGGACTCTTGTCCAACGGAAAGAAACCTTCGGATTCAGGGATACGGACACCGTTGATGTCTTGATATACTTCCCATCCGTTCTCACGTCTACAGATAGCTGTGTATAGGTTGAAGTCGTCGTCGACCTTACCGCCCTCAGAAGAAATCACCTGAAGCATCTCAGGGGATAATGCGGTTTTGGAAATGGTTTCCTTGGTCGCTATGTGCAGAATATTACCCATAGGGTCTCTGTCTACAACATATCTATCAAGGTGGAACACTCGCATACCTCCTGAGTCAGGGATATACACCAAGGCATTCCCTGTGATTATCAGGTGCTTGAGTGCCTCATGGAGAGCAGTACGATAAGTCTCACGAGAGACCTCATCCATAATGGATTCCTCTACTTGCTGTAAGGACGTCTCAACGGAACTGATAAGCTCGTCAGGAGCACCTTCTGCTTTCAAGGCGAAGTCGTCGACGTTTAATCTAAAGAATGGAGCGTTGGGAGGTAGGAGTGCTAACAGTAATTTTGAGGCGAGGTTATTTACTCCTCTTGCCCCAACGCTCGCAAAGGGTGTTTCCAGACGACTATGAGCACCAAAGCCATCGTCTGGTAGTATATATGGTAGTGTAAGTTTTGAACAGGTGCGACCTCTGTCAAGGTATTGATACCGCTTGCCTTCTAAACCAAAGTAGAAACCTACAATGGCAGGAGCTGTTTGTCTTACTACACTTCTGTATACGATGTCGTCCATTAGATTTCCTCTGGTGTCCAAGCAATAGATTGTAACTCTTCAACAAATGCGGCAGCCTCAACCTGTTCACTCAGGGATTTTTCCTGACTATATACCGATTGTATGAAAGCAAATAAAGCATCAGCAATGTCTATAATAGCAGCAGCATCTAATGTTACCCAGCCCGAACCAGTCTTCCAGTTAAGCGTAAGCGTGTTGTCTTCTTTTGCTTTTGCATAAGCGGATGAAATTTTAGACTGAGTGAACCTATCGGTTTGTATTTGAACACCATTAAAATCCATACCACCAACTTCGGCATCGTAACGTGCGCTAGCTAGTTCTTGGAGTTTAGCAGCCTTGTCTTCTTTCGTTGCAGGTGTGGGAGGCTTCGTCCACACTTGCCCTGCTTCGATGATGGAGTCATAAAGAGCAATATCATCAGCGTAGATTGCTTGGACTCTGGAGAGCTGCTCAGGTGTGAGGTCGGGCTTTGTCTTCGAGACGTGATCTGGTTCTGGAACAGCATCAAGCATCAGCGCAGTTGACATCGCACTTAGGTCACGAGGGAATTGGAATATTTGAATCTCATCGGCTTCGGTTTTAAGTCTTTCAAGAAAAACTGTCTGCAATCGGAAGTGTGGGTTAACCTCTTTACGGTCCTGCGCTTCAATGATGGTAATAACTTCGTCAACAGTCTCATTGCCTGTATAGTCACGAAGCCAGTGTTTAATGGCAAATGCAGAGCGAAAGCGTTCAACAGGATCACGAACAGGTAGAACAATAGTTTGACCGCTGTATTCCTGTAATACTGGAGCAACACTATGAGGCATACCCCTCCGACCTTCGGGGGCATGAGCATTGTCAGCCATCGCCTTTAAGGTTGGGTTATACTTCTCAAGAATTGCACCTACGAGGGCGGTTGAACCTGATCGGGGAGTGGCAAAAAATGCCACACTTGGCGTTACTTTAAATACATTTTTCATGATTTTTAACTTCCGTAAACTGTGTGACCTTTAGCTGTAGCGATAGAAGGATCATCGCCAGTTGTGCCTACGTTATTTGATACAAAGATTCCTGGACTTTGGTGGTACGTTAGACCTCCTGAATTAATCCCCAGCGCAGTGTAGAGTTCGTCTAACTCAGAAGCTGGTAGACTGTTGTCATCAACCCTAATACTCTCACCATTAGGCAGTGACAGATTCTCAAACGATGCTATCTGCTGGAAGCGAAGGTCGAGTTTAACTAATGAACTCATATCTGTGCCATCAAAAGATGTTAGCTGGTTGCTATACAGATTGAGGTCAGTTAATGAACTCAACCCTGTGCCGTCGAATGAGGTAAGCTGGTTAGAGTAAAGGGAAAGTGTAGTCAATGAACTCATTCCCGAAGTATCGAATGAGGTAAACTGGTTATTTCCGACTTCGAGGTCAGTCAATGAACTCAATCCCGAAGTGTCGATTGAGGTTAGCTGGTTGTTTCTGAGAGTGAGGGAAGTCAATGAACTCATCCCTGTACTGTCGAAGGACGTTAGCTGGTTGCTGCTGAGAGTGAGGGAAGTCAATGAACTCAATCCTGTACCGTCAAAAGTAGTAACGCTTGCATAATGACACCGAAAATAGGTCAGATCACCATCAAGATTACCCGATGCATCACACGGAATAACCGCATAGAATGACGGTCTTGCGTCGGTTGGTGGAGCT